TTGCTTGTATTGTTTTCATAATTAACCTGCTATTTCAAATGCTGTTATTGAACCCTTAGCACCATTAACATTTAAGTATGCTGTATTAGAAGCATTATTAGTAAGTATATAAACCTGATATGTAGTAGCAGAAGTTGTGTTTGGAGAATCTAAAATAGACAAAGACATACCAGAACTATTATCATTAGATCCATCATAAGTATTAGACATACCATCAGCAGATCCTAAATTTGTAGCACCTCTATAAATTGTAGCTTTAGTATAAGTACTACCACCAGCTATATAAATAGCTCCTGTTGCAATAACAAATACTTTACTACTTGTTGATGCTGGAGTTAAAGTTACAGATAAAGTATTTGAAGCAGTAACAAATGAAGTAGAGGTTGTAGTTCTTGCAGTAGAATCTGTAGCAGTAACAACTTGCAAAACTTTACCACCTACACCTGTTCCTAAACTTGCTGATAATATTTTTGATAGTGGCATATTATTATATTCCTATAAGTGCTTTAATTTCTTCGTCAGTTAATCCAATGGCTTTTAATTTAGATATTGCTGATTGTTTTCTTTGTTCTTTTTCTATTAATTCTTGATTAATTAAATCTTGTTTTTCTTTATTAATTAATGCTTGTTGATTACTTAAATTAATTTCTTCTTGAGTTAATTGAACTTGTTTAATTTCACCATTTTCTAAATTTATAATTGTTCTATGTGTCATAATTAAATATATAAAATGTTAACTTTTCCAGCATCAAATGTATCACTACCACCTTTTGTAAGGCGAACTTGTGTTAATGTAGCTGATAATGATTTACTACCACCACCCCAAATAACATAATTACTTGCATGTTTTCCAGTATGACTTGAAACCCATGTGTTAGTAGAACTATCTACTAAAGATATAAAACATAATCCAGAAAATACTGCTGTGTTACTACTTGAAACTATCGTTAAAGCATCTGTTGCAGATGTGTAGCTTGAACTTGCACCAGCATAAGCACTTGTAGAAAGATAACCACTTGTTTCAAATCCACCACTATCTCCTAATTGTACATATAAGTTATCTCCACCACTTAAACTAACTTCATGTAGATTTAAAATAATAAGTTTTGTACCAGATGGTATTCCTGTAAAATCAAATGCAGTACCTGATGTTGTTGCAACAGCAGTTCCAGAAGTAAATCCAGTTGAGATAGTGCTAAATGTGTTATCTCCTCTTAGGAATGTAGTTGAGTCTTTAGTTCCTGTAGCTGATAATTGAGATAACCCTACAGAACTATTTGGTGGATTTACTGTTTGCACAGCTTTACCTAAAAATACAGCATACATAGTATCTGATACAGTAGTAGCTGCAGATAATGTTAATGAAGTTCCAGATGCTGTGTAAGCATAAGAAGAACCTGGTTGCTGAACTACGTTATTAATAACTAAACGTATTTCATTTTCATTAGCTACTGGATAATCTAATGTGTAGCTAGTTGTAGCTGAAGTAGTAAAGTGTTGTACAGCAAAGCTAGTGTATGCTAGTGCAGGTTGGTTTCCTATAAAAGGCATATTTATTTTCTATTAAGAAATTGCATCAACAGTTGAAATCCAAACATCTAAAGAAGAAGCTGTATCAGATTTAACTTTTAAAATATCACCATTTTGAACTACAACTTTAGCTCCACCGTCAAGAACTTGTAATGCTGATCCTGTTGGAATTGGTGCATTTTTAACTAAATAAAAATCATTTGTACCATCGTTAATAAATACATCTGCATTAACAGCAGATCCTGTAACATTAGCTACAGATATACCTACGATTGTATCATTTGAGTTTGCTGTAAATAAAGTAACTGCTGACGTTCCAATATTTCTTTCTTTATATCTTGTAAAATCTTGTGCCATATTATTTTCCTATATATTAGTTTGTTTTATAAAGCAATACTCATAGCAATTGAGAATCCTTTACTTGCCTTATTGTCTATTTGAGTTTGAATAGCTGAAGTTACTCCATTCAAATAACCAAATTCTGTATTATCTACTGTACCTGATCCAATCTTAGTTGCAGCAATTGAATTAACTGCAAGTGATATTGTACCAGAAGAAGTTATTGGACTTCCAGTTACTGTAAATTCTGAAGATCCTGAGTCTGCAACTGCAACAGAAGTTACTGTGCCACCAGAACTTGGAAATACTTGTGTGTATGAAATAGAACTAGAACCAAGTGTAGCACTAGTATCTGTCGTACATAAAAATAAATCATCAGCATGAGTAGAACCTTCTGATACTAAAATTAATTGTCCAGCTATTTCTGATATTATATCAAATTCTGGATCTCTTGAAGCAGCTCCTGATGCTACAACAATATATAAACCATTTTGAGATGCAGTAGATTGATCTTTTAATAAAACTCTATTTCCTGTTACTAATGTAACACCATCTAATGTATCACCATTTTCTAATCCACTTGAAATATTAACATTTGCAGTAGATGCAACTCTTGCAATAACTCTTGTTCTAAGTCCAGCAACTAAAGTATCAACATAGTTTTTAGTAGCAGCATCAGATGTAGATGAAGGATCACCTAATCCTGTTATTGTTCCGCCAGTTAAAGCTACGTTGTTTGCATTTTGGGTTGCAATAGTTCCAAGACCTAATGTAGTTCTTTGTGCTGATGCGTTTGCATCATCTAATAATGCTTTACCAGCTGTTGTTAAATCATAAGTTCCAGCAGTACCAGAACCTGTAAATTGAATACCTTTATCAGCAGCAGAAGTTAATCCTGCAATAGCTGCAAGTTCAACATCATATGCTTGTACGTTTGTACCAATAGCTAAACCTAAATTAGTTCTAGCAGTAGATGTAGATGATACATCAGATAAATTATTTGAAGCTGTAAGTTTAGTTCCAAGTTGCGTTTGGATAGCACTTGTTACTCCAGATACATAACCAAGCTCAGTAGATGTTACAGAAGATACTGCAACTTTACCAGAACCATTAGATACTAAAGCTCTATCTGCTGTTAAGTCAGCTGATACAATTGTACTAGCAGCACCTGTAATTGTTGCTTGTTTAGAATCTATTTGCGTTTGTATTGCAGATGTAACTCCATCTAAATATCCAAATTCAGTATTTGAAACAGAACCATCATGAATTTTTGTAGCAGCAATTGCAGCTGATGTTGCAACTTTAGCATTAGTAATAACTAATTCAGGAATTGAATCATTTGTTTTAGATAATGCAGCAACATAAACTGTAATTGTTTCATTAGATAATGAACCACTATCCCAAGTAACTGTTACTGTAGTATTTGTTGAAAATGTTGTAGCACTAATTGTTCCATAAATAGTTCCTGTTGCAGAACCTACGGCTTTTACTCTACGACCAACATGATAAAAACTTGTTACATCTACAGCAGATACTGTAAAAGAAGTTGCTGATGCGTAAGTAATAGTAAAACCATTATCTCCATCACCATAAATAACCCATTGAGAATCGTTATACCATTCTCTAAGTTCAGCACCTAAACCTCTAAAACAGTTATTAATATTAGAAGGCAACATACCTTCTGCTGTATTAATACTTCCTATTGTAGTGTTATTCGCTGCGGTTATACTATAATCTTTTATTCCTGCCATATTAATCTCCCATAAACCATGTGAAAACTTTATCGTTTTCGGTATTAAATTTATTTATATATTCGTTTAATGCTACTTCTACTTGTCTTTGAAAATATTCTTGAGTATCAAAAGAATATCTTACGTTATCAATATCTAATTCTGTTATGTCTGCCATTATCTAATTCCTGCTGGTGCCGCTGTTACGTCAATACCTTGAGCATCATTCCAGTTAGTTCCAGAAGCTATTTTAACATTAGCTCTAACATATCTACCAGATTGTCTCAATGGTGCTATGCCAGTAGTATTTGCTGCAACATAACTTGAAGTTATTGCAGTATCTACTAAAGCATCTCTAGTTTTAAGAGCTACTGTCGAAGCACAATCTACTATAGGTCTAACTCCAGTAATTTTAGTTCTTTGTCCTGGAATAGGTTCTATTTCAGATGTTTCCATTTCTGCTTCTAATTGATTACCAGCAAAAATAGCAGCTTTAAAATTATTATCAATTGCACCTAAATATAATTGTCCACCATTCCAAAAGTCTGTATCTAATGCAATATTAATATTATCTAAGTTAGTAGATATAATATCCATTAATTCTACAGTATATGCACCAACAAATTGTGTAAATATTGTTGAGGCATTTGCATTAGCTGATGACCATTTTTCTGTAACATAATTATAAATTAATAATTTATCACAAATACCTGTAGTATTATTTGCATTAGCAACAGAAGGATATAACCATAAAGCTAAGTTATTAAATGGATCTATTGCTGCAACAATACGATCTGTATAAGCTTTATTTAAATCAGCATCAAAAAATCTATTTACTTTTTCTGCACCAATTGCTTTTAGTGCATCACCATTAACTTCAAAGAAACCATCATCTGCGTAAAAGAAAACTCGTCTATCTGTTTGTGTTACAGTCTGTCCATATACAGCACCACGATTAGCAGATATAACGGAAAATCTGAATACTGTTTGTCCGCCAATATAGTCCATACGAACAATTTGATTTTGTCTAAATACATATCCTATTTCACCTGAAGTTATAGCTACAATCTTACCACCAGCTCCTGGAATATCTTGAAAGTCAGCTTGTTTTTTACCAAGTTCCCAAGTAGCAATATCATCATTACCAGTCCATTGTACTCTATTAACATTAGTTGGTTGACTTCCAGTAACTAAAAAATTTCTAATAATTCCTGATACTCTAAATGTAGGTACAGTTCCAGATGTAGCAATTGTAGATAAATTTGCAAAGTTAGTTGAAGTTCCCATTAAGTAATATTGAGGAGCATCAACACCATTACTTGCTATAATGTAATTTCCAAATTGCGTGAATGTCCAAAAGTCAGTAGCAGTTCCAGTAAGAGCAGATTTACGTGAAGTAAATGTACCGCCATCTAATTGATAAAGATTAGTTCTTGTGCCAACAAAATTAAAAACATTGTTTGATCCATCTCTAAATGAACCTGCACCTTTTGAATCAGCTCCAATATTATTTGAACTATAACTAACTAAACTTTTAAAAGGTTTATAACTTTGTAAAGCATAATAAACATTATTAGCTACATTAGCTCCTTTATTTAAATGTTTAGGTTGATCAGGTAACCATTCTCCAAATGCTAATTGCATAGTTACTTTCTTCTATAGAATGAAAGATCAGTACCTACATCGGTATTTTGTACAACAGGAGATCCACCAAATGAATCTTGTTGATCATTACTTTCTAATCTTTCTAATGCAGTTTGATACATAGCTATCCAGTTTTGAACTTGAGCTTGATCTATACCGCCAATAAAGTTAGCAGCATGAAATAAACTGCCATATAAATAAACAGATGGATGTGATGCTAAAATATAATTACTAGCATTATTAGATGATAAAGGTGTAAATGCTTTATAGTATTGTAGATAACCTGTATAAGTTGTGTCTGGACTTGGAGCAAATCTAAATTGTTCTACTCCATTGTCTGATTCAATTGTATAAACTCTTGGTAAGCCAGTAGTTGAACCACCTTTAATTGCAAATAGATTTGCAGGTGTAATGTAATTTAAATGATATTTTGTACCACCAGATAAAATATAAAATGATCTAACTGCTATAAATCCTGTTGGAACTGTAACTGTTTCACTATTAATAGTGACAGTATCAATCTGTTCCATTTGTCTAATTCTTAATTTAGCATTAAGATCAGCTTCAACTAATTTTATAAAGTCATCAGATATTTCAGATGTAAGGTCAGATCTATTAAGCCAGTTAGCTATTGTGGATTTTAATTCTGTATAGGTACTAATTGCCATTATATTTTTCCTTCTGCAGTTCTAAAATATCTATACTCATTAGAGTTTAATTTTTTCTTTAAAATCTTTTTACGTTCTACATCTGGTATTCCAAACCAATTATTAGTTCCATTATATTCTTTGGCCCAAATGGTTAAACAAATATTTGGAATACTAGCTACTCGTTTTAAATCTCTAGATTTAGAATAGCCATCATTTAAAGTAATAAGTTGTTTGTTCTTTTTAAGAACAGGTTCAACATCTTGAGTTTGTTTAATAGTAAGTTTGCCATCAGATTCTTTAATATAATCTGAACGGACTACTCCATCAAACTCAACGTCTCTTAACTTGGACATTACTCAGTTAATGATGTAACGTATAAATTTCCAGAAGCACAAATTCCAGCTACTTTTTCACCTTCAGAAATTTTAATAATTTCTATTTCATTAGCAGGTAAATAAACTGTGCTAGTTGTTGCTGTTGGGTTAACACCAATATTGTAATGACAGTTAGCATCAGCTACTAATCTTACATATTGTATGTTTGCACCTATAGCAGAACTTTGAGCAGATGTACCACTCATAGCTACTTTAGATGTTGTTACTGGTCTAAGACCATAATTCATAATTGCCATATATTTCCTTTTAAATTAAAAAAGGGGGTATTACTACCCCCTAATGTAAAATTATCTTCTTATAATAACTGTTATATCAATTGGTTGACTTGTAGAAGATCCACCATCTGATGTTATAGTTAAGTAATCACCTTCTTTAACACTATTAGCCGCTGTTGGTTCAGCAGTATCAATGTCTCCAGCAGCTGATCCAGAAAATGCAACTGTAAATGATCCGCCTGTTACAGCAGTTCCATTTATAGCACTTGTTACAGCTGAGTTAGCAGTAGTGATAGCACCACCTAATACAGAAATAATTTTAATAATTTTTCCATCATCAGGTATTGCAATGTTAACTGAACTAGCAGCAGATACATCGGCTAATCTAGCAGTTAAAAAGTAGTCGTTTAATGTTCTCATTTTGTTTTCCTATGTTTGCTTCGTTCCGTCTTTAGACTTCAAAGACCAAACAAAAGTTAAAGAAGGGGAGATTGCTCTCCCCTTCAAGTTATATACTATGACGTTGTTAAGTCTGCAACAAGTCCACTAGCACCTTCGTTTCTAGAGATTAAAGTAAGCTCAACTAAAAGCTGTCTTTTCTCGCTATCACCTGTTTTTGATAATTCAAACATAGTGAAGTCTCTTAAGAAACCTACTGACCAGTAGTCCATATCCAGAACCCACGCATCT